CGAAAACGAGAAACGAGATCCTGAAGCACAGGTGAACGCTGCTGGGCCCCAGGCCACCGACCAACAAAGAGGGAAAAGTCGGTGGCCAGGATCCGAGAACGAGAGCTACGCAGCATCGGGAGATGCAGCCAGCTCCGTTAGCATCCTGCGCTGGACCAGTGGCCAGTCCAACGGGAACGAGAACGAGGCAAACGAGACCAGGGAACGAGGATCAGTAAACACGGACACCGGTCTGTACAGTTTAAGGGCTCTCTGCAAGGGGGTCTCTTTCAAGATAATTACCTTGCCTCCAGCCATTATATACTTGTTGATCCAAACAATTTGCCATTTATTAAGCTTCGGAAAACTTAATGAATCTGATTTAAGTTCAATCCAAAATACTTCATTACTCATTACAGCATGAATGTCAGGAATACCATTGATTGTGCTAGATTCTACGCGGGTTAAAAAGCAATCAGTCAGTCCTTTCTTGACCTTTTGCCATAACCTAGATTCTGCATTTCTACTTATTGTCATTAAGTCAGTTTTTTAATTTCTTTGATGACTGAATTAGGTATCAAAGTAGTATTCCCAATGGTTTCTATTTCAGTTTTATTATCGTTATATGAGTAATCTCCAAATATTCTAGTAACACCTTTTGTTTGACTAAGGAGATGACCTTTGGTGATGCAGGTGGCCAGATTTGCTTTCTTTACATCAGAAAAACTACTCCATGAGCTATCCGAGACGATGTCAAACCACTCTACTGATACCATCGGATATTTATCTATTTCGTGTTTTACCTTTTTAGGTATTGCAATTTTTTTTCTATTCATCAATCTCAATCTTTATAGTTCCAACATGTGTAACTATGGTAGAGTTATGCACTTGGTTAAAAACATTTAACCACTCAGACCAACTAGCCTTTTTCAATTGCTGTAACGTCTTCGGACTCAACTTCAATCGTTTTGGCATTGTGCCCATCGATTTTATCCGATAGTTCTTGTAACTTTTTTTCAAGTTGCTCACGTGACATACCCTCCAAACCACTAACTCGTACCTCTTTCCTATCAACATAAGCACCTGCTAATTGACCTGATCTATATTCAGCGTTAATAGCAGCAGCATATTGTTTATCCTTCTCGGCCTTGTCAGAAATTCTTTCTAACCTCTTAAATCTTCTAAGGTTGTCACTTTCATACTTTTTAACTTCTCTTTCAAAAAGTTTATCAAAGTATTTTGCAATATGTGGATTATGCTTTCTAGATAACATTCTAGATGCAACAGATCCATAATCTTTTTCATTAGTACAAACATAGCCTGCACGCTTAAGTGCTTCAGCTTGAGTTATTGATCCCCAATCTTTTACGTATATCTCTATAAACATTTTTTGTTTAGGAGTAAGATCTAATTCTGTTCTATCTGTTTTTCTTTTTAAACCACCAGGCATTATTTTCTCGTTTTAGTAAATTTTCTTCTCACCTCTCCTCTTGCAAAAGAGTCAGCAGATGAATGAGTCATATGTGTTTTAGCACTATTATAAGTCTCAGTGTATTCTTTTTGTTTTGCTTTATTTCCAGGATATAGTTTTTTTACTACATCTCTAAACAACATAAATTTTTTCATCATAATTTTCTACTATATAGATTATTTCACCAGAAAGTAATAGCCCCAAAAACTCCTGGTTGCGTTCCCGCAAGAGTGGTGTATCCAAGATACACCATAGATACACCACAGATACACCATTAAAATTGATTAAAAGTGTTGGTATAATTGATTAATAGACGTTTAGATACACCAGATACACCACTTCTGGCCTGGGGGGTACTTTTTATTGATCAGGGGTCTAGAATATCTATATAGTAAAAAATCCACCGATCCCGTTCAGTAGGTTAATTCTGGTTGTCCGGTGTCCATTTTTCCTGTATAGTTTCCCTGTGTTATTTATCAATAACGTTCTTTGCTTAACTCTTGGGGGAGTTCATTTTAATTGCTCTCTAATCATTCCCCCAGGAGTCAAACACATTCGCCCACCATGACTACAATAACTTCTTATAATTTTCCTTAAGTATTAATGCACGAATTTCTCTTCTCTCATCTTTACTTTTAGCCTCTCGATACCTCTTATACAATCTTCGATACCTAATCCAGGCTACTTGCATTTTAGTAAACAAAATTTTTCCATTATCTACCATCTTCATATACTCACCTCTTACAAAGTCAGGATCTAATTCAGCACCCCAACATACGTGTTGAAAGTCTTCTGAATTATCTACAAACCAACAATGGCTGTCATGTTTATGGTAGGTTTCTCTTTTAAAATTTGAAGGGTTTGTTGCATCTTCTAAAGCTTGCACAAGGATTGCCTGAAACAATCGCTGTTCTGCGAATGCTTTTGGTTTTGTAATTGCAAGGCTCAACTTAGTGCCCAAATATTTTAGTAAGCTTGGAGCACAAGTCATACGCTTTAGTTTTATCCATCACAAAAGTTCGTGATCGCTTACGTCTATACCTAGGTCTTTCATACACTCGAATGTACAAATCCCACATACGTTCAAGGTAATCCATCTTTTCTTGACCTGTCATTAGATCAAGCATTACAATTGAGTCTTTAAGTAAACCCTTAGGTTTTTTTTCCATCAGCATAACCACGATGCGGGAAAGATATAAGATATGGAAAGATCACACCGTGGTTAAGCATTTTTAACAACCAGTTTTATGCCCTTTGAATCTGCAGCACGTTTACGCCCTGATCGCCATCGATCCTCGATCTTATCAAGGAAAGAAAGACTAAAATTTCCTAAACCAAAGTCATTTCCACAATACAACTGAAACATCAAACTTGTTAGCTCATCGTAAGTTTGTTTATTAGGACAAACCATTACAAGCTTATCTAACGCTTGATTTAATGCTTCTTCACTGCTTTTTTTTACAGCTTTACCCACAAAATAATCCTTTATTTTAAAGTTAATTTTAGGTTTCGTTGTTCGGTGAAAATAAAGTGTTTTGAAAGCCCCACTTATTTCATTTAGGCTTAGGAATACATCTATTGTTTATAAAAGAAGTGACTTAATTGCAACAGTTAAATTAAAAAAAAGGGCCTAGTCTCCCAGGCCCTTTCCAATTCCAGATTAAAGGTTAACCATCCAACCTGCGAATTTATTTACCGTTAAGTAGCTTTTTGCCCTCAAGTAGTAAATTCTGTTTCATTTTCTCGTGACTGATGCCTTGTTTTTTAGCTATCTTTTTTACTTCATCGTCTACCAATTTAGCAATCATATTACCTGGTCTTCTAAAACCGTTTTGACCCATAGCTCTAATAATTGTATATGACTCAATATCAACTGCACATGATTTCCATTTACTTATGTCCATTGTTCCTCCTTAAAAAAACATTATGTAAAAAGCACCACCAAATAGTGCTAATAAAATTTTTGCAGGTATCAGAAACATAACTGCACAAATAATTGTTTTAATGATCAGGTTGTTCATCTTCTTTCCCTTTCAAATGATCGTAGCAAAGTTCAGCAGCTACTTTTTCGTTAATTATATAAATTGGCATTTCTTCAAATTTTAATGAACATTGTTGTAATTTACGCATACAATTTTGAAATTCATCATCAGTATATTCTAAAGGCATACCTGTAACTGTATGTGCAGGTAGTTCAGATAAAATGCTGTCAACCTGTTGACACCAATTATTAAATGTCTCAGATTTATTTGTCATTCGCCATGTAAGTTTATTTGCCATTAACTATATCCTCCAAATCTTTTAACGGGCTAGACTCTACAATACCTAATGCATCTTTCAACCTTTCATTTTCTTCTGTAAGCTTTTTAATATTAGCTGTCAGATCATCAAGTTGATCACAAAGTCTTTTGCATACCTTTTGTAATTCATCTAATGCTACATCCAATTCTGTTGCTTCTTGTGTAAGCACTAAGGGTTTAGCTGTGCTAATTGTTCTTGGTTGTTCTGTTGCCATATGGCCTCCTCTTTGTTATGATTTGTAATATCTTAAATATAATTATTTTCATGGGATATGCAAGGATAATTTTATGACTAAATTTTATGTTGTTTTATATATGTGTAGTATGTTAAGTGGTCAGTGCCCATCCTATCATTATACTGGTCATTCATTTCCAACTCACACAGAATGTGTTGAATTTGGCTATCGTATAGCTTATGGAACTTTTAAAAACTTAGAAACTACTGAAGAATTTGATAGTAGCTATGTAGAAAATAGTAAAATTGTTGTAAAATTTCAATGTGAAGAAATTAAAGCACCTGAAAAAAAACTAATAATACCACCAAAAAAACCCAAAATTACCACATAGTTGCAATTATATCACAATTTGGTATATAATCGCTTATGAAACTCTATCTCGTCCAAGCAAACTATAAGAATATATATATTGATGAGATGCTTGAGGCTGAGAACGATAGGGCAGCTCTTGAGTGTTTTGTAAAGAAGGTTGACTCAGGAGATGTAATAGAAAGGGAAGGACCAGGTTTTTATAATCCTGATCATTTATTCCTAACCTTCGAGGAGGTTGACCGAGATGCAACTACAAAAGTTAATATCGGAGAAGCTTCAATTGGAGTCACAATGGGCAACGAAAGCGTTGCAACAGGGTAGAGTAACTCCAGATATGAAGTGGATGGATATAAAGATTAAAGATCTTAGAACCAAGATCAATGATCAAAGTGTTGAAGACGCTAAAAAAGGTCTTCTTGATATAGCTAGTTAACTAGCTTAAAAAAAATAATCAAAATCCTAGGCTACAACTGTCTCTAGTGTAAAAGCATTCAGTGTCGCAGCTAGAATTAAACCCCTGCTGTCGTCAGTCGTCTACTATTCAATAAAATAAAAAATAGAAAATTTGCTCGTGGTATAATAGTAAATAAAAAAATAAAAGGAGCAATTATGGAATGGAAACATCCAAGTTATTATGCAGAACTTAGAAGGCTGCGTAAGATCGAAGAAGAGAAGGAGTCGGA